GCTCAAGGATCTGTTCCATCTGCGCAGCGTCCGGAATATTTGCATTATCGGACTGCGACGATTCGTCTGCCGGAATCTCCTTTGCCGGTGCAGGTGCAGAAACCTCGGGCGTCTTTTTTGAAGCAGTCTCAGACTTTCCAGATTTGGGCAAGGGCTTTGGCTCCGTGTAAACTTCCGCAATGAATGATTCATAGGAATCGATGCACGGAAGTTTTCCAGCCGCTGCAAGTCCTACATAGATTGCAGCCGCCCGCGAGGAATCGCCATAATACTTTTTAGAATCCGCTGCGGCAGCAATATCAGAAAAGGCATTATATCTGCTCAGCTGCGCAGCCTTTTCCGGGAGCTGCTTCAACGCACGGCAGTAGAGCCACTCAAAAAATGAATCCGGGTACGGCTCTATCGGATACTCATTTCCTTCCAGAGAGTAGCGCAGCAACTTTCCATTGGTTCGCAGTCGAGTGTCCTTATGGACTTTGGATGGCGCACAGGTCAGAAGGTCAGCGAATGGCCCACCATGTTCAAATACCTTGGCGGCTTCAAAAACCGTGCTGATGGGCACATCCTGCGCAACAGAATCCAGACGCAGCAGAAGCCGCAGAGAAGAAACAGCCTCACCCTCCGGCTGAACGGATGCAGAGCTGATTTCCAGAATGGAAACATCCGGGTCTGTTGTATGGACGGCATCATGGACGGCACGGATATTCTGCCGCTTGCTACCGTTTATCCATGTGAACGTCACCGGCTGTTTTTTGCAATAGGGGTAGCCGGATATGGGAAAACAAATGGTTCGTGTAGCCATGAACACCTCCAACTTTTTAGGCCAAACAGGTTTGTGTAAATCAAGTATAGCACAATCCCGGATGCGCTGCATAGCACTATTTTCTGCTTCCGGGAATCTATCTGTGCAAAAAGTGCCGATACCACAGGCATCGGCACTCAGATTAAAAAAGCATTTTGCAAAAATGCGCAGCCTGCATCCACCGGATGCAGAACACAAGGGGTTTGGGCACAGCCCAACAAGCATTTTGAATTTGGATTTTGAAAAATCCGATTCAAAAATCGCAAGTTGGTACCAAGTTGCACTGCTTGCGACGTAGATGTTTCCGTCAACTGCTGCGTCAGAAATTTTCAGATCACTTCAGCTTTGCGAGGATATCGTCTGCGCTCACGCCGCTTGCCAGCAGCTTTTTCAGCACGTCCTCTGCTTCGGCTTTCTTTGCGGATTCCGCTGCTTTGGTTTCAGCTTTGACCTTTTTAGCCTCGATTCTGGCGATTTCCTTGTCGATAGATTTCAGCTCTGCCT